GCCATTAGAGACGTTTTTAATGTCGAGAGGGATGATTCTACCTTGCTGAACATATCATTGAGCTGTGCGCCTGCTGATACGGTTTCCTGTGACATAACGAGACCTAAATCGTTAGCCTCCTGCTTCATGGCTGCAAGTCCTTCAGCACCGCTTGCAAGTAATGGCTGCATATCGTATGCTACCTTCTCGCCAAACAGTTCAACAGCCTTTGCAGTTCTGTCCGATTCGTCCCCGATTGCCATAATTTGGTCAAGAGCCTCATCAAATGACATGTCCGTATCGACTAAAGACTTGGCAGCCTTTTCAAGTGTAGTCATCTTAACACCTGATAAATCTGCCGCATGCGCTAATTCCTGATAGGATTCAGCGCTGACACCCATTCGTATCGATGCCTTGTCAATTACGTCAAGTGTACTTGCTGTATCTTTTGAAGCAGCAATCATTGCGCCACCGACAGCTGTTGCTGCACCGACTATTGCTGCGCTCCATTTTGCCGCAGTTTTTATTCCGCCTTTTAATTTTGTCCCAAAGCCTTCGGCCTTGTCTGATGTTTTGGAGATGGAGTTCTCGGCATCTTTGGTGTCAACCATGATGCTCCCAAAAAGTTTAAATATTTCCATAATTTCTCCTACTGAATTTGTGTCATACCACGATTGAACTCTTCAATGTATCCATATACATCCTTCATGATTTCCTTGCTTGTTCTGTGTTTAGGTCTCATTATCTGCTTGAACTCGTCAAACGAATATTCAAGCTGACCATATACAAGCCACTGATTAAACAGTTTCTCGTCCATAGCCTCTAAATGCGCCTTATACAGTGTCAAACAACAGTCATCAAAGGATAAGTCCTTGAAATATTCCCATGGATAAGCACCGCTATATTTTAGCGCTTGGGTGAAAGTAATCGTGATAAGTGTGTAAAAAAAATCTGAAGGTTGTTGTCCTCCTTCAGTTCAATTAGCTTCTCCATGAACTCGTCTGGTGGCATGGTCTTGAAGTCTTTAGGTTTGCATTCACAAATAGGTGCAAGCCATTCATATATAAGGCTCTCACACTTCTCTTCGGAAAATACTTCCAAAAGTGTAAGGATTCCTACAATGCCACTTCTTTCGATAGTCTCGCCTTTTTTTGCGAGATCTTCGATTACCGGAACGAGTTTGTCCTTAAGGCCCGACTTTTGGACGAGCCTCAAGGCACTAAATACGTCTGTTGTTGTAAGTTTTCTCATCGTCATTCACCCCTTTTCAATTAGTTTGTAGAAACTGTGGGCATATAGATTTCCACAGGTGCGGTTTCAAGGTCTGCTACATCATAGTGTGCTGTTAATGTAACGGGTACGGAGCCTTCTCCCTTGTCCTGTACTGTGAACTGTAAACCATTAAGGCTTGCAACGTTCTTCAGAACAATCATCATAGGATTTGCTGCGCCTACAATCTTGCCTACCCATGTAACATTGCCGATATAGTCGTTATCAGTGAAGTCTGCATTTGGTGTTACCTTTACATATCCGGAAGGAGATGTTGAAGTAGTTACTGTTGCAGCGCCAAGCGCGAGCTGAACAGAAGCGGAGCAAGTTTCCTTAATTGTGGTGGATAATGTTGCTGTCCATCCATCAATTACTTCAAGTCCCTTTGTAGGGCCCTTTGCTCCATCTACTGCAATCTGTCTTACTTCTCCAGTGATTCCGATAACAGAACCGCCTTCAGTTGCTCCGATAAGTTTTGCTGATGCTGTTGCAGGTGTATCAGTACCAGGTACATAGTTCTTGAAGAGTGCGCCTGCATCAAGCTGTAAATTTTTCTTTGTGTTGGCTGTTAAGCCTGTAATTGCTGCCATATTCTTCCTCCTACTTGTATAGTTTAAGAATAAAAGTTAATCGTCTGTGATTTAGCAACGTATCTTCTTCCCGTACGGGGCTTCTTAAATCGCAATACGTTGTAAATGCTATATTTGAATCTCTGTAATACCAATGGTCAAGAGCAGTCCATATTTCGTCTGCCTTATCCTCAATGTCTGTAGTTGATGCTTGCTTATGCATTACATCCAAAACTAAACGATATTGTGTAAGGTTCTCATTATCAGTTACCTGGTCAAAGTCATATATGCACCATATACCCGTTGCGTTTTGCTTTGCTTTCTGATATGTGGTATCAGTAACAAGTGTGGCAAGTTTGGTCTGTAGTGCACTTCTTAAATTTAATGTGTTTCCCATTTACCCACCACCAATCTTATCTCTTTAGATGTGTCTGTGAATTTCACATCAGTTACACGATAATTCGTGTTGTTATACTGCACATACTTTTCACCGCTATACATCTTCTTATCGGGTATTATGATAACCAGTTCAGCACTCTCTCCCCTTGAATTAGCAAAGGCTTTTTCTTTTTCGTCTGCTGATGTCACTCTGCAATAAACTGGCTTTAATGTGCCGGCCGTTTCCACCGGATCACCATAGGAATTTATGCTTGATGTCATCGGCACTAATGAGGCTTTGTGGTTATACATAATCATTCCTCACTTTCTGTGATATAATCTTGATTATTTGCAAGGCTGTCACGAAAAGTATCGTAGTCGTTTTTATACTGTGCGCCTTTGCCATTTATATCTCTCATATATGCTGCATATAACTTGCAAGCTGTGATAATGTTTGAATCCGAATCGGAAATATTATCTGCTAATACTCCGACACGTTGTAGATCTGCTTTGCATTGGCCATTCAGTTCTTGAATTTCAGTTAAAAAGTCTGATGTCAGTCCACAGAATGCAAGAACCGAATTTCCTAATGTGTCTACATTTGCCATTTATAACTCCTCCTTCAAAAAGGGGCGAGGGAGCCCGATGAGGAACTCCCCCACGAAAACAGATTATTCTGTCTCGTTCCATGAAATGCGATAGTCATCGCCGCCAATAATTAAGTGGGACACGTGCCCAACGTCAATAGTCGAATCGCAGAACAGTTTATGACCAAACTCTCTTACTCTTATGCATGCGCTCAGGTCTTCACCAAGTCCAAGCATAGGAGAGAATGGTAAACCGCCTTTGTCCAATATCTCTTTGAATATTGATGTCTTTGTAAGCACTGCCGCAAAGCCACATGCTTCAATTTCAAATATTCCATATGGAATAGGTTTATATAGTTCAGTCTCAATGTGTGTGCCTTCTTCATCAGAAGTAATTCTGCACTTACTGAACATCGTAGGCCTGAAAGTTCTTCTTGAATAGAACAGACCGCACACAAGATCTCTGTCCTGCCCATCCTGCATATCTGTTAATAATCTTTCAAGTAAGTCAGGTTGGAAGGTCATATCACTGTCAATCCACAGTATTGCATCATATCCACCTGATACAGCCTTCTGCGCTAACTGGTTCCTTGCATCATATACAAGTGAATTGCTTAAGACTACAAGTTCAGTCTGCACACCAGGTATTTCGTGCCTAATCAAGTTAACCGTACTAACAAATGTGTTTGTGTCCACTGTGTCTCCACATGGAATTGCTATCATTATTCTCATCGTATTTGTCCCCCATAATTATTGTTTATGACTATCAATAAAAAAGCCCACCATTGAAGATGGGCTGTAAGATTAAGCTGTAGCTCTTGTGTACTTAACGAATGCGTCCTTGTTGTCAAGCTTACCGTCTGCAAGTGTAACAGCTCTGTAGTTAATCATGTTGGACTTGAAGCCTACAGATGTATCTCTTGCTACTTCGATAGGAGCACCGATGTTAAGGTGGTATGCCTTGGATGCACCATAGAAGATTGTATCAGTTGAAGAGATTGTGCAAGCATCGTCAGTGATAACAGGGTGACCTGCGATAACCTTCTTCAGGTCGTCTCCAACGTTTACGAAGTTCTGAATGTTTGCGATACCCATTGCTTCATAGAATACCTTGTTAGGCATAATCCATACAGCATCCTTCTGATACTTGCCAGGTAATTTGCCCATAATCTTAAGAAGGTCAGCCTTTGTGATTCCAGCCTTTGTGAATGTACCATCAGCTGTTGAGTGGGTTACGTTGATTCCAGTAGGCTTGGATGAACCGTTTCCAATGATTACTGCATTCTGTAATGCGGATTCAATCTTGTTAACGAGTGCTTCAACGAGTTTAGCTTCAAAAGCATCGATACCGCACTTTTCAAACTGTGCTGAAAATTCTACAGTCTTGATTAACTGATAGAGTGATAAGGAAACGTGGCCGATTTCGTCCTGCTGTTCGTTGGATGTTGCCCAAGCTGCATCTCCGTTAGTTGTGTAGTTGGGGATATTAAGATATCCGGGAATCTGTGTGAAGTCGATATACTTAAGTAAATCGTTTTCCTTCAGTCTGTTGATGATTGTGTTTTCAGTGATTGTAGGGATAACGTCAACTGTGGACATTGCTGCTCTTTCTTCAACGTCAAGTTCTTTTCCCTGTAAGCTCTTAAGCCATGCTGTTCTGTATTCGGGAGTTTCTACTCCGAAAGTTCTCTTTTCTTCCATTCTTTCTTCCTCCATAATGGGTTCTGTGATAGGTGCTTCAGCTACTTCATCAAGCACTGCCTGACGTTCTTCAGCTTCTGCTATGATTTGATTTTTTCTTTCCTGAAGTGCATCCATTTCAGCACTGAGTGCTTCAAGGTCGGCATCTTCAGCCTCAAGGTCAATGGCTCCAAGTCTCTCTTCAACCTGTTCCATTGTCATGTCTTTGATTTCCATAAGTTTTTATGCCTCCTTTATGGTCTTCAGTTTAAGTTTTAACTCTTCAATTTTGGCTCTGCGCTCTGCTTCTGCAAGTTCTGCTTCTGCGTTTGCTCTTGCCTCTTCAGCATTCCGTCTTGCACTCTCCAGTGTGGCCTCAGCGCTCTCCAGTGCTTCGTCCTTACTTCTTGCTTCAAAGGTTGTCTGCTCATATGCAGGCCAAGTTACTGCGGATACCTCGAATACTTTTCCTATTGATGTGATTCTTCTTGTAGGATGTTCTGATTCAAGGTCTTCCCATTTATCCTTATCAACCGTGAACATAAAGGACATTCCGGAGACATCCCCTCTGTTTGTAGCCGAGTATAAGGCTTGTGCTGTTGCGTTACCTTCAACATCGAGGTCGGCTCTGATATCCATTCCGTCCTCCATGACTGAAAGCTGCATTGTGCTGTTTGCATTGTTGTTTCTGCTTCTTGCGAGTGGAATCATTGATGTGTCGTGGTTTACAAGTAAGCGCACATCTCTTAGGTCAGTGTTATCTAATGCACCAGGCTCAATATATTCAGTGAACCATCCATTATCGTATGGTTGGTTGAATACGATTGCTCTGCCTTTGACACTACATCCTCTCTCTTCCGTTTTTTCTGCACGAAGTTCAAATTCAAATGCTCTGCATTCTTTATTCATTGCTTTCCTCCGTTTCTGTTATCTTTTCATCCGCATTGTAATATTCACCACGAATGATATACTCGTCTCCACCTTCAACCGGTGGCAAGTTGAAGATTTCTCTTGATTCGTTTCTGCTTAATACTCCTCTGTCCATCAGCTGAGAAGCTACAGATAATTTTTCGCTTGTTGAAGCATACTGTAATCTGTTGGCTGTGAACTGGATCTGATTGCCCCTTACCTTCTGCTCTGCTGTGAAAAGCATATTTGTAAGCACTAAAGACAGTTGAAGTGCAAAAGGCTCAATCTTGCCTTCATAGAATGCTGCCCACTCTTCCGTTGTGAATTTATTCTGTAATACATTCTCAGGTACACCGAAATAGTTGAATACATTCTCTTGCACTGCTTTGACTTGTTCTGCATTGATAGTGTACGGATTAGATGTTATCTGCTTAACATCACTGTACTTTGCATCAAATAAAGCAATACCACCGTTATTGTCCACAGATAGGTTTGAGACATTCCATCTCTTTCTCTCTGCTTCAATGTCCGATGGTTTAAGTGATTGTGCAAGTTTGCCAAGAAAACGAATTGTGGCACCTTGTTTGATTCCTTCCTGTATGCCTTCCTTTTGCATATTCAGAAGGTTCAGTGTGGTCATTAAGGTTGTGTTATTCTCCCCGAAGAAATCGTCTTTGTAGAAGAATTTGTTCATAATTCCTACTCGCTCAAGCTCCATGGCGGCCTTCTGCCCGTTTGGAAACTTAAAAACGATATACGGAACGTCCCCACGTTCTCTCAGTTCTGCTGTTGTGGGCCTTACCGGATAAAAGCCGACTATCTTCTGAAAATACTTGTCATATATGGGCACAATGAAAGCGGTATTCTCTGTTTCGAGAATGGTTGCCACTTTATAAATAAACTTGGTTGTGTCCATAAACTGATTCGGCTGCGTTTCAAGAATCTTCTGAAGGTCTTGTCTTGCTCCGGAAACCATTGGATGTAGTTTGGAGCAATGTGTTGCAAAAGCATGTATTGATGCCCTGCACAGTTCTGCCTCATATATTCCACCACCAAAGGAGGTAAATATAGGGCAGTAAGCATTCAGTGTCTTAAAATACCCTTGTGTTACTTCCTGCACTGATTGCTTTGGGAAGATTTTCGTAAATAAACTCAATTCTCTGCCTCCTTGTTGAGGTTAATATACTCGCTCCCCTTGTCCATAAGAACTCGGTAAGCATCTAAATAAGCCGCAGTTCCGTCTATACGTTGTGTACGGTCTGCACTCTTTACTGGTTGGATGTTGCCATTGACATCCGTTTTGATATTTGTGTTTATAAAACACCACTGGTCTATCGGATTGTCGAATACGATTCGCTTTGCCTCTAAATCAGCCTTTGTATTTTTCATAGGCTCGGATAAAGTAATAACACCTTGCCGGACTGGTATCATTGCATTGGCTCCGAACTCGCCTTTGAAATCTTGTAATAACTCATCGGAAATATGCCAAGGGTCATAGCCGATAAATAGCGCATATAAATCATCGGAGTACTTTAACTCTCTAAACCATTCCAAGAACACTCGCTTGTCACACTTGTTCCCTTGGCATGTTCTCATATAACCTTGGTCTATCCAAAGTTGATATGGCGCTGTATCTCTGCCCCTTCGGTTTCCTTCTCGCTCTGCTTCTTTCAGAACACTTTCAGGAATCCAATACATTGATTTTCTGTAGATATGCTCGTCTCCTGGTCTCATACATAATGCTGTTGCTGCATTCAAGTCCGTTGTATCGGCAGCATCGAAACCACCGATACAGTAATCGAACTTATATTCAGATAAGGCTATTTCAGGAGAAACCGTATCTTCATAACGTAGCCAAGCGGTCTCACTTGTCTGCGGTATGTTAAAATCTTTCACAAGCACCGTCGGCTTGAACGACGGATCATCTTTTGCCTTCTGCACCATTTCCTCCAGGTATGCTTGTGATTTGATTGTGCCAAGTCCCGGATTCGCCTTTATCCACATCTTTGGATTATCGTATTCTTCGGGGCTGTCTAATTCATATATAAAAGGCAAGAATTTTTTGTTTTCAATCTTGCCATCCAATATGCCTTTTGCATATTCGTACTGGGAATCAAATATTCCATTCCGCACGAATCCGTTTGTTGTAATCGTAAAAAGCAATGGTTGTCTTCTTGCGCCCATTGCCTGTTTTATTAAGTCGTATATGTCTCTGTTCTTGATGGCTGCCAATTCGTCTATGACAGCACCATGTGCATCCAAACCATCAAGGGAATTACTGTTTGAAGCAAGCGCCTTAATGAAGCCGAAGTTATCTGCGAAGTATAGGTCTGATGCTCTCTTCTTGATTGCCATAGATAACTCCGGAGATTGCACAACCATTTTGTGTGCTGCATTGAATCCAAGTTTTGCCTGGTCAAGCATTGTAGCCACATTAAATATCTGTGGGGAGCCTTCTTTGTCATTGACAAGCAAATCTATTTCAACCGCCGCAGTTTCTGTGGTCTTTCCATTCTTTCGGCCTTCTATGATTAAGCACTCATTATACTGTCTCAGATCATTATCATCAACGAAGCCAAATAAGGCTTGTAGTCTTGCCTTCTGAAAAAGTTCCAATTTTAAAGGCTGACCTACTTTACCCGTTGGCACCTTACAGAATCGTTCAATAAACTTGGTGTGTCTCTCGGCAATCTTGCTGTCAAAATGATATTCATCAGGAGACATGTACTGCTCGATTATAATCTCGCTAATGCGTTTCATCTTTTCGCATGCTGTTATTTTGCCATCGAGTATCCCACCAAAATATTCTTCAAGTGCAATCAATTATCTCTTACCCATTCGAGCAGATTTGTACTGTTTTGATTTTTAGGACCTGTTGGAACTAACTCTGTAAGATATTTGACGATAACACCATATTGCTTTTGGATCTGCAAATAGGATGTCATTGCTGCTGTTTGTTTTGAACCATATTGATAGTTCTCTGAGACACCTTCTCTCTTGATTGTCTCCCTTAATAGTGCGAGTTGCTCCTCCATGAAGAGTGCATCCTCTATCATTCCACTTGCTACCTTCAAACTTTCCTCCGAAAGTAGTGGAATTATCTCTTTAAGTTTGTAGGATTTTGTTTTCTTTGCCATAGTTTTCGGTTCCTTTGAATAATATTGAGTAATCTCGGAAAAGGGCGCTAAAAAGTCTTCATCCGTTAAGAATGAAGTGCCTCCTCGCTCATTTCCCTATATACCCCCCTTGTTTTTTACGGGGGGG